CAGATAGCGTAACGCTTTAAGTCGTGTAGAATCTCCGATGACTTCTTCATATGATTGCATCTCCATTCCGTGATGACGATAAGCAAGGGGTTTTAAGCCTTGGGGCTCTGATTGGAGGAGATAAGCGGCAATCATTGTGTCTGCCACCTTTATGGGATGAATGCCCATCATTTCAAGATTGGGCAAGTCATAGATGGAGTTGTGGAGAATAGTTAGAAGATTGCCTTTGTCTACCCAGTAATTGAATTCTTCAAGTGTTCGAGTATCATGGGAGGCAATCAAATACGCAGTTCCTGGGTGTACTGAGAACGTCAAACAAATCGGCCCATCCTCTCCAAACTCAGTATCAACCGCTACTCGATGACACCGTGACATGAGTGCGGCAATTGCTCTAGAATCTGAAATTTCGGCGTAAATCTCTTTCCCTGCAAACGGGTCCTCAATATGTCTCGGTGGTCGCTTCCCTGAAATGACATCCCTAATTGCCTGAAAGTCCGATTGGATGGCAAGCATCGTCGTCGGCTGATGAAGTCCGGCTGCTACGTGATAAATCGGGATAATGATCATACCGGACTCCGACTGGAAAGGGATACCGTGGCACATCTCCATCTTCACATTGCCCAAGAACCATTGCGTAGAGAAACGTCCCATAGTAATAATGATCTTGGGCTGTACTAAAGCAATTTCCTTTTCCAGCCATAATGAACATGCATTGATCTCTTCTTGTTTGGGGTCCCTATTCCCTGGTGGTCTGCATTTGACCAAATTGGTACAATAGATCTTGGAACGGCTGATGCCGTGACGAGCCAGCAGCCAATCAGTCTCATCCCCGGTCTTTCCGACGAGTGGACGGCCTTTGATGTCTTCCCATTTCCCGGGAGCTTCGGCAATGAGCATCACGTCAGTTGAGGAAGGGTCTTCAGGACCATCACCCCAGACAACCTGCTTGCACCCGGAGCGCAATGGGCATTTGCGGCAGTCTTTATTTTCTGTGAGGGGATGGGTCATGCCCGAGCCCTTTCCAATTTCTCTCTTCCCTTTCGTTCTAGCGTATCCGTTCTCACATATGTCCCCAATTCAGCAGACGGCCAGAACATCCGGGGCTGGAGTTTTCGTAAGGTTCGCATGTCTTCACGTTTACGCCGGATACGATAGTCGTGATAAGATTCGTCAGGAAGCCGGTTCATCACATGCCTACTTTCTCTCTAAAATAGGATTTGAAAGATAGCGGTTGTGCTATAATATCAAAATATTGCACAGCTTCTGAAGGAATCCGATATTTGATCACGTGCCCCTCAATTTCCCAAATGAAAATGAGTACGGGGTCAGGGCAATCCACGAACTCAGGCAGTTGATGATTTTCATTTGGTCGGAGGATCCCCTGAGCCACAATCACAGGGTTCCCTGATGGACTATAGCCAACAGGTGGGTTCTCCAAGATTACAGCATAACTGGCGGTGAACGGTTCGTTGTTGTGAAGCGTGATCAGGAAAAGAAACATTAAAGATAGGGTGATTAGAAATTTTTTCATTTCATTGCTCCTTTAAAATAAAGCCATACATAATGGCAGTCAGGATATGGGCACATCAAACTGATATCTCCAGTGGATGTAGGAATAACCGCTGTGGAATTCGTTCCATCAGCCGTTTCCATAACTGGAAGTTGTGCGGAATAGATGATTTTACGGTGACACTTGGGGCACGTATAAATCATTCTGCTCCTCTCAATTCCTGTAAAATTCTATGTGCCAATACCTTACCAATACCCTTTGTCTCCATGAGTTCTTTTGGCTCTGCAAAAATAAGATCCTTCATATTTGCATACCTTCGTCCAATCGCCACAGCCTTTTCCCACCCAACATCGTCAATCTCCTTGATCATCCGCACGAGGGTCCGCGGTTTGCGAAGAAAAGCTCGTGGTGGTGGTTGTGTATGAAACTGTTCATGGGCGTGATGTGACTCCCAGGGACGTTGGAACCAAGCATAGGTCCCGTCTACCCAAAGCGCGGAAAGTCGAATACTCGGCTGAAAAACAGTGGTAACTTGAGTAAAAATACTCAATTCAGTGAGATAATTGTACATGTAGGTCGCCGGCAAAGGTTTATCTCCGAGTGTTTCGACGATCCAGGAAGCACCTTTTGGCCTGCGTAGGTATCCATCTTTCCCCACTTTGAAGATTCCCTCGACTAAAAGGAAGACGATATCATAGGAGTTTGTCAGACCAATGAGCTGGTGTCCACTGAGACGGCCGGAATTGATCGAACCGATCAGGTCCCGGAATCGTTTGCGCTCGATGCCGATCGTCATTTTCCCTTCCGAGCCATTCCCCGTGAACATGATATCACCGTAATCGAGATGTTTGAGGGCATAGGGGGATTGGAGATGTTCGTGAAGAGGTTTGTCCCCTCGTTTGTGCGAGCGTTCTTCACGGGTGTCGATATAGAGTGTCATTTTTTATCCACATTCCATACAAACTCACCATTTTCATCCACATTCGCAAATCCCAATAACCGTGCTTGATCTTTCAGTACTTCAATTTCTCGGTCTTTCCATGCATTTACGCCAAGGCCGGTAAAGAGAGCTGAAAACACGGAACATAAAAGGACTAACATTGTCATACCAGTTGTATCCATAATCTCTAATCCTCCTTCTTGTAGAGATTGACATAATAATCCTCCAACCACCCCACCATCTTCTCAGTCACGAACCTAATAGCCAATTCTTCCGCCGTGCAGCCTTCCTGCGTGGCGATCCATTTCAAATGTCCCAATGTCTCCAATCCTTTCGGAACCCGGTGGAAGTGCAAGGCCAATCGAGTACCAGCCGGAACACCTCGTTTGCTCGTCTTTCCCATTAGAAGATCCCGAACTCCACTGCCTTTCCGGGCCTGTTCACTCAACCGGATTAGCTCCTCAACAGTTGTGGGTCCACAGTTCTCCCGGACATACTGAAGTCTCCGTTCGCACCGGTCACATTCAGGGTGTGTGTTTTTGGAAACACCACTAAGATGAACGGAGCAAGTCAAACAGGGACTTCTGCCCTCCCTCGGATTCGCAACTAGATCTGATGTCATCAATTAACCTCTCTGCATCCTTCGTGCCGGTCAGATAGCCTCTTGAGAAACAGAGAAACCATCCCACGGCATCTTCCGGCACATTGATGTCAATCCCCTGTTCCTCACAGAATTCTAAAAACTCCTGTGGCATTTGCGGAATCAGGGCTTCCCAACGTTCATATATTTCTCTCACGGCGTCTTCTGTCATTCCCAATCCTCCGTCAGCCGAGTTTAATAACCACTTGCGTAATGTGGGATGGTATTGAAATTTGTAGTGTTCGTGAGGGCGGACCTGGCACCACGGAGTAAGTTCGTGTGCTGGGTACTGTCAACGGACATTTATCCTGTTGTTCATCCAAAACTTGTTTCATTTGCCAAGCCATATATTTTGCGCCGGAATAAACACTCGGAATCCACTCTTTGTCTTCTCCCCTTTCTCCTTTTATGGCAAAATCCATCAATTCTTGAACGATCTTATAACCCAATTCGTCATCACGATAGGAATTGACGACACAATAGGTTTTATCCCCAACCAATGGGAACTGGTGTAGCTGATGACCATCATATCCGCCAACCGGTTTAGTACAATACAGCATATGTGGGGTCTGATACAAGCAGAAATACTCACCGTTATAACACATCGAATCTCTAGTCCTTTCGATGAACACAAATCTTCCTACATAATTTCCTATTGTCATTTTATGCCTCCTCTAAAAACGTTATTCCCAATCCTCCACGTCCGTACCCTCGATGATCAGGGAAGCAAGAATGGGAAAGGAGCACATCCTATCAATGAATACCCTGTCAATCAGGTTCGGGTTCTGCCGGCAGTCTTTTACCTTTACACACCAATGCCGGTGCTCCCCGTCCTCCTTGTCACAATAAGCGCACTTTCGTTTCGGGACCGTGCGGAAGGTTTCCAGGTTGACCTGTACGATGTTCGGTGTATACCCAAATCCTGCATTTTCATAGTCTGAGGTACGCACATCATTGATATATACGGGCTTCACCTTATGAAGCAGAATCAGATTTTTCTGTCCTTTGTAAGGTTGCCGCAGCATTCGATGAAACTCTGCATTAACAGGACCATATTGAAACGGCATAACCTTCTCCAACCTACCAAAGCGGCGAATACGAAGGAGTTCCCACATTTCTGTTGATGTATCGAAAATGATCGTTCGGATTTCTGGAATTTTGATAAGTTTCTTGTAGGTTTTCTGGATACCGGGATACGAACTCGAACCATCCCCATCCCAGATTTTAACCGCTTCTTCATACTTTTCGGGCATCTCAATTTCATAGATCCATATGTCTTTTCCAGCAGCCTTAAACTTATTGACAACACCCTCTGTACCAATATCTGTAGACAAAATGGCAATGGGATCAGGGGCAGTAAGGGAAAAATTCGTCTTGCCGGATTTCTCTTTGCCACCAACTGAACAGATGATCCGGGGGTAAACGGTGTCGTCGGCCTCAACAAGGCCAATTTCGGTCATCCGTTTTTTGAAATCAGTATCGGACTTAGACATCCCAAGGTCTCCTTTCCTGAATTCGCTTTTCCTGATCCTTATTGACAAAATTCCGAAGCGTCGTCCACAATTGCATCTTTACGGATAACATATTGTTGGCACGAGCTTGGACACCATTACTCATATAATGGTTCAGGGAATATTCGGGTCCACAATTGAGAATGTGGAAAAGCCCTTCCAACTCCTTCTCCGTTTCCAGTGTGATCACAACAGGTACAAACGGTTTATCGTCTCGTTCTATCTTCATAGTTGAACCTCCTAATCTTGAACGTAAAAAGTGATGGCAAAAGCGAAAGGTCCGATTGCAACTTCGATCCCAGCTTCACCATCCAACCAACCACCCGTTATGCCCAGCCCCCAATGAAAAGGGGAGAACATAAAGGCGAATGGTGTATCTCCTTTTATCCATTCTGTTTCCATAACATATCTCCTTTAAAAGGTGAAGAAAAATGGTGACATGAGAAGGGCTGTGATGATGATTGCCAGGATGACCACAAGAATGATTTCAAGTGTTTTGGAGATCACTTCAGCAGCCCTTTCTCTTTTGCATGACTCAAAATCATATCCCAATTTGCGTCCAATTCAGCTTGAGTAAACTCCACATAGCACTGCCGATACAGGGGACCCGAGCCCTTATAATCCCCCATTAAGTAACAAACATGCCAGAAACAGGAAGTAAGACTTGTCATCGCACAATAAGCTTTGGCCTGTGTAGCATAGTACCAATTATCCAGCAATGAATTCTTAATGGATTTCCAAGTCAGTTTGTACTCATAAAGGATCGGCTTCGGGGAAGGTTCAACCATCACAGTCCCGTCGCTTTTGATTAACCCGATCATTGGACCAATACTATCGGGACTCCCCACGATGCCGTCCTTCTCAACTTCTCCAGGTCGAAAGATCATTTCATGAAAAGGACTGAGAGCGTGATGACGGCTAGACCATGCTTTTGAAAGCACTTCTTCCCATACGAACCCGAGATCCATTGTCAACCATTGATCCTTGAATCCTTTGCCCTGGTAGTTCCATCCCATTTCCTTTTCGATTGATTTAATGACATCAGTAAGATGGAGACCAAGGGAGCGGGGCTCACCACTGCCGAGAGGGACATAGTCCGCGTCTAGGGTAAAATGTTCCATCATTTATCCGTCACGAAAATTTTGTTATCAAATGAATACCACTTCAGTCCGTTTGCTTCTGCAAGCAACTCACCCTCTTCCATAACGACTTTCCATAAAGGATCAGAATTCA